TAAAGGACGAAGAACAAAGAAATTCACATCTGTACGGTATGTATCATACCGATCATGATTTGATGTCAGCTCATATTCATTACGTAATTGAATCATGGGACGAAGAACAGCCAGAAAATATTAAAGAATGGCTAACAAATTTATTAGAAAATTATGGTACATAAGGAGAGACCTAAATGAGAATGACTGAACTAATACCAAATAGCCCGATTGCTGTGCAGAAATCGCGCCGATCTGCAAAAGGTCGAGTATTGACATCAGGCGACGCAGGAAAAATCCTGCCGTTGAAATACGAATGGCTTCACCGTGAAGACGGCGTTCAAAGCGGTAAAATTCGCATGAACGTTGAAATGATGGAAACATCAGAGATGTTAATGAACGGTGTTGGCGTAACTCTTTACGCACACTTCGTACCAATGCTTGCATTTGACCGTTTTAACGGATCAATGGACGAATTAAACCGATCATATAAAAAAGAAAATGGCGCCGCTGGAAGTGTAGTACCATTTTTTGAAAGTAATAAATATTACCATACAACAAATGCAGCAGTACAAGCTTTTTCTGATTCTGAAGGACCTATTATTGATACAGCGACAAATACTATTGATGTACATTCTGGTACTTTTTATCAAACAATGGGAATTCATGCACAAGCTACAAAATTTAATACATCAATTGTTGAAGCATATAATGCAATCGTTAATCATAGACGCAAAGCGAGATCAAAATCATTGCCATTAAGAAATGCATTTGATCATAGATTAGCTGATGCGTTTTGGATTAATAATGGTATGCAAAATATCGTTCCAGATTACGATCAATCTCTGATCGACGGACAAGTAACACTTGCCGGATTGACATTTCAAGCCCCAATTAAAGCACCGATGTATTCACGAGATGGTGCAACAGGAGTTGCATCAAATAATAATACAACAACAGATACATTAGGGTTTTCACCTGCAATGTCTGGAGCTGAGATAATCGATCAAGGCGATATGTATTTATTTGATGAAATATATGCAGAATTATCAACAGGCGGAAACGCAACAATGTCACTTGCTGACATTGAACAAGCACGTCAAACAGCGGCATTTGCAAAATTAAGAGCAAAGTACGATGGAATTGACGACGAACACGTGATTGATTTGCTTATGTCAGGAATTAGAGTTCCTGAAGAAGCATTAAAGCAACCAATATTATTGGGTCGTCAACGTGCAATGATAGGATTTAACCAACGTTATGCAACAGACGGTGCAAACTTGGATAAGTCAGCAACAAACGGTATGGCAACAATTGACATGTCAATTAGAACACCGGCTATGAATACCGGCGGCGTTATAATGATAACTGCCGAAATAGTACCAGAACAACTCTGGGAACGTAAGAAAGACTATTTCTTATACACAACAGACCCAGATACGTTACCTAACTATTTGAGCGATTTTTTAAGCCCTGAGAAGGTCAGTCGAGTCCAAAATGACCACGCGGATGTAAATCACGCAACACCAGATGGAACATTTGGTTACGCACCATTAAATCATGAATGGCAAAGAGATGCGGTAAATGTAGGTGGTAAATATTACCGCCCTGCAAATGACGCATTTGACGAGGACAGGGCTAAAATTTGGTCTGCCGAGTCAATTAATCCGACTTTAAATGAATCTTTCTATTTATGTTCAGGTTTGCACAAAAAAGTATTTGCCGATCAAGTATCAGACAGTTTTGAAATCACATGTCTTACAGATATGTCGATTGTAGGAAACACCGTATTCGGTGCAGGACTACAAGAAACTGATGCAACATCTGATTACGACACAATCACTTCACAAGTCGATTCCTCGCGTATCGTTAAGTGATAAAAAGCAGGGGAGTCCTCCCCTCCCCTGCTGACAATTTAAAAAGGAAAATGAAATGAACAGAATTAAACACGGCAATATAAGCAAATGGTCACAAGCAAAAGCGGGCGACGTAATTGAATTTGCATCAAGCAAACCAAGACACGTAAAGTTTGAAATTAATGCTAATTCAAACATTGAAATTTGGGTAGCAGACAACAATAAAATGTCTGACGCTGTATTGGTTGGAACATCAAACGGAAAAACCGAAATTCAATACACAGCTCCTGCAACAACATAT